GATCTTGGTGCGGTGATCTCCTCTCCTTCGATGGGGGGTGAGGCCAAGGTGATGCAGGCGATGGTCCGCCTGGTTCGTTCGGATGGTGTGGTGGTGCGTTGCACGCCCGATCATGAATTCCTTATTCTGGAAACAGACGGGTCGCGACGATGGTGTCGGGCGGATCACATTCGCATTGGAGAGGATCGCATCGTCACAGGGATGCGACTGCCTGAAGACCGTGCGGAATGGAATGAATTTTGGAGATATGAACTGAATGGTATGGTATTTCGGGTGGATACAGAAAGGGAGCGGCGACTGGCCATGTCTTTCTTCCGTGCGGCCGGAATTCATGCGTCCTTTGCGGTGCCGCTGAATGCCATGGATCATAAATCGATTGAGAAGGACACGGATTTATTCCTGGACAAGGATTTCACTCTTTTTATGAAACGCCTGGACGATCTGTCCTCCTCCAGAATGCCCTCTTGCCTTGTCCGCGAATTTATCGCGGCCTTTCTTTCGATGCACCTGGATATCCAGAACGATCAATTGTGTTTTGAGACGATGGATTTTGAGATGGTCGGGCGTATTGCCCGGCTGATCGTCCTTCGTTTTGATATTTTATGCACAGCATCTCAACGGATCCATGAAAATCGGGCGAGGCTCGTAATCCGAGATCCTCTGGCCTTTATCGAAAAGATCGGTGTGCGCTATCACCCGTTGAATTCGTTGCGTCTGTCCGTCCTTGCATCGTTTCTAAGATCCCGTTCCCAAAATTTCGATGGGTTTTTGAAAGAATCGGGGGCGTCGGGATGGTATCATCATCATCATCAAGAACAAAAAGAAGCACTGCCCTTTTATACCACACGTCTTTCTGAAAGGATCCATGAAGAGGAGGAGGAGATGACCTATTGCATCGGCGTTCAGACGCACCACAATTTTCTGGCAGAATCCATGGTGGTTAGGAATTGCATCCCAAGCCGCATGACTATCAACCAGCTCATGGAATCCATCGGTGCCAAATCGGCGGTCATGCAGGGTCGTTACCGTCGTGCCACCACCTTTTCTACTCACAGTGTCAACATCGTGGATACCTTGAAACAGGAATTGCACGATTGCGGCTACGAAAAGAACGGGACCGAAAGGATGATTAATGGTATGACGGGCAAACCGATGGACGCCGATATTTTCATCGGACCCTGCTACTACCACCGCCTCAAGCATCTCGTGAGCGCCAAGATCCACGCCAGGAATCATGGCAAGGTCTCCCAACTCACCCACCAACCCCTTGAAGGCCGGTCCCGTGATGGTGGATTGAGGTTCGGAGAGATGGAACGTGATACCATATGGGGTGAGGCGGAGATATCCTTGCAATGTGGCTTATCGATCAAGCTGAAGACAATGAAGGAATCTGGATGGGACGTGATGGGGTGGAGTTCAGAAAAGGATGGATTGATCAGCAAGAGGCAGACGGCGTTCCTGGACAAGGGTGAGAAGGAATGTTTGGAAATGACATTGGAGGATGGCAGGAAGATCAAGTGCACACCGGATCATCCGATGCTGACATCGGAGAATCAATGGGTCCGTGCCAAGGATCTGGTGGTGGGGACGACCCGGCTCAAAGCGGGGGTGCATGATCCGCTCATGGAGATGCAAGAGGAGATTGTCGAATGTGCCGGATGGGAATTGGCGGTGGGGGGCTTATTCTTCAAGGTGGTTTCTCCGGAAACATTCTTGGAAGCCTTGGCCTTTATGCGGATCGTGGGATTGTTGATTACTGATGGTGGGATTTATCAGACCGCAACTGGCATGACGGCTCGTTTGTCGGTGGGGCACGAACTGGATGTGCAGAATGTGATCAATGATCTGAACTACTTTTGTCGAGCCGAGGCGAAATTCAATCAGAATGATTGTGCTTATAATATACGGATTCCCGCGGATCTGACCTGCCATCTTATTCATCTCCAGGGCGTGGTGATAGGAAGGAAGGTGAATCAGAGCGCATCGCTCCCCGAATTTGTGCTGGATCCCAAATTTCCCAGGCCGCTCCTCCGCGAATTTCTGGGTGGCATGTTTGGTGGAGATGGGCATACCTGTGTTCTTTCGATGCATCGTGGCAAGCGTGATGTGCTCACCTCTATCTCGTATTCGAAATCAAGGACAAAGGCCTGTCTGGAGTCGCTGACACGAATGATGGAGGATATTAAGATACTTCTGAATCGATTTGGTATCCACAATATCACCCTTCAAAAATTAAAGGAAACGAGTCATTCCAAGGAGAAGTGTGAAGGAAACGAGAAATGCTATCAATCCACGCTTCATCTTGATCTTGCTGAACTTCGAAATTTCCATGAAAAGATTGGATTCCGATATAATTGCCACAAATCACAGCGATTGGAAGCGGGTGTGGCCTACAAGAGACTCCGCGACGAGGTGACTCGACAGCATAATTGGATCACGAACCGTGTGGATGAGATTACCAATTTTACCAAGATCAAGAAGGAGAATCCCACCAAGATTGTCGGGACTAAAAAAGCCATCCTCCAGGCAACGGAGGAGCTTAGAAAGATGGAGCCCCTGATCCATGAATACGCCATCCCCAGCACCCATGATATTACGGATCACCTGATCAAGGGGACGCAATTCGGCAAGTTCACCTCCACCTCCTTTCCCAATGCGGAAGAATTCATGATCAAGATCGGTGCGATCCAATGGTTTGTCGGACAAGACGACGAGTCGAAAGCCTGCTATGCCGTTCCCCGAGATATAGCACATCTTCCCACGATGAATCTGACCGTGCTCGATGTCCGTCCCTGTGCGCCCGAAAAGGTTTATGACATCGAGGTGGAGAAGATCAATTCCTTCCTGGCCAACGGCATCGTCGCCCACAACTGCATGATCAGTCACGGCAATTCCCGCTTCCTCCTCGAACGCCTCTTTGACATGTCGGATCCCTTCCGCATCCCCATCTGCTCCGATTGTGGCGCCATGCCCTCCTCCAACAGTTACTGCTCCGTCTGTGAAGGAACCGACGTTGTCATTGTGCCGATGCCCTATGCCTGCAAGCTGCTCTTTCAGGAACTCAACGCCATGGGCCTGCGGATCAACCTCTTCCCCGAAAAGGACTGTGTGCAATCCTCCTCCCTCCTGTCCTCCTCTCTCCCTCAAATCACCTCCATCTAAAGATTTGATCCTATATAGATAAAAAAGGATGCTGCAATCAGAGGACGAAGGAAAATGGACGTCGACCAAGAAAACATCGAAAAAGGAGACCATTGAGAATGTGGAGAATGTCGACACGATAGACACTGCGGAAAAGAAAAAGATGGAAAGACAGGTCGCCGAACGAAATCGTCTCTTATCAACTAGGACGAAAGCACAGATCTTGAAGCGATATTATCATCCTCCGACCGGGAGCCGTTTTGAGGTCCTTCGTGAGCTGTATTCTGAATCATAAATAGCGGTATAAATAATCAATGGCAAAAAATTTGTTAACAAATTTTTTTTTTCAAATAGATAAATGCCAGGATTTGGTTGGATATCAAAATCTTCCCGGCCGACTCCGGTAATTACAGGAGAAGTCTTTCTTAATAATAGAGTGAAAAATTATGTAACAAAAGAATGCTATTCCATTGCATCGATTAGATCGACGTCTTCGCCTATGTCGATTACATCGTCTTCCTCGCCTGTCACGACGGAACCTAGTGCTTCTAATCCAACCTATACAATTAATTCTAGTGCTTCTAATCCAACCTATACAATTAATTCTGAAGGTGAAGTTTCATCCAGCACGGGAGTAAATAAAACTATATTTAATTCTTCTACAAATCCGAATTCAATACAGACCATTACTGTGATTAACAATATGAATGATCCATCCGAGTCAGTTCAATCAGGTTCTACCTTCTACGTTTATAATTATTCTTCTTTGACTATAGCTTACAACATATCACAGAATGATATTACAAGTGATACAATTTTTATCACGCCCCAAACTTATGATACATGGACATGGATCAATAATTACCCTGCAAAGGCGGGGAATCAATTTATTCCTCGCCTGTGACGACGGGACCTAGTGCTTCTAATCCAACCTATACAATTAATTCTGAAGGTGAAGTTTCATCCAGCACGGGAGTAAATAAAACTATATTTAATTCTTCTACAAATCCGAATTCAATACAGACCATTACTGTGACTAACAATATGTATGATCCATTCGATCCAGTTCAACCAGGTTCTACCTTCTACGTTTATAATTATTCTCCTTTGACTATATCTTACAACATATCACAGAATGATATTATCATATCACAGAATGATATTACAGGTGATACAATTTTTATCGCGCCCCAAACTTATGATACATGGACATGGATCAATAATTCCCCTACAAAGACACAGAATCAACAAATTTCTTAATTTTTTTCTCGTGGAAGGTCCTTCGTGAGCTGTATTCTGAATCATAAATAGCGGTATAATCAATGGCAAAAAATTTGTTAATAAATTTTTTTAATTTATAAAATAAAAATGCCAAGATTTGATTGGATATCAAATTCTTCTCGCCCGACTCCGAAAATAGAAGGAGAAGTCTTTCTTAGTAATAGAGTGAAAAATTCCGTAATAGAATCCTATTCCACTGCATCGATTACCTCATCTTCCTCGCCTGTGACGAAACCCAGTGCTTCTAATCCAACTTATACACTTGATTCCGATAGCAACAATTCCTTTGTATGTAATAATTGGTCATCCAGTTCGGGATCCTTTCAAACTATATTTAATTCTTCTTCTGGTGGCACACCGACTATTACCATCAATTCTAATTGTATTAGTGAACAACCTTATGAACCTTATACTTTCACAGTCTATAATTATTCCTCATCGACTATTAATTATACGGTATCACAGAATCAATCTTCAGCTGGAACTCAAACTAGCACTTATTCGATCAACCCGCATACATATGATACGTGGACAATTAGTAATACGCCATATTTCAAATGGATATCGAATACAAAAATTTTTGTTGTATAATTTTTTCATTGAATGACAATAAAAAAGTTTGTATTTTCTTTCTTTTCCATTACACCAGGAACGTCATCAGGTCCTTGAACAGATCATTATTATTCCAGGACCAGACCTCGTGAAGCACCCCCTGAACCAGGGATGGTTTTTCATATGAGATCACCTCGTCTCTGGGGAGAGGTCGGAGTCCATGGGCGACAAAAAGGAGGGAGGGAAGTTTCTTACGAAATACACGCTGCTTCAGAACCTCGGGAAGATGAAGCAGCGACCAAATATCACGGGGATAGTAATGCGTGGCGACGAAACGGGCATTCGAGATGGCCTTGCCCTTAAAGACGGCATAGGCGCGCTCTTCTTCCTTCAATAATGTGGCGATGCGTTTTCTGTTCTTGACATTGGTGATCACTTGCTCTGAAAAATAGAGGTTGGGGAAAAAATCGTTGGATCGGCACATATCGAGTGCGGTCAGTCCATTCCGATCCCTGAGGGAAGGATCGGCGCCGTGGAGGAGGAGGAGACGGGTCGCCTCTAGATTTCCATATTTGGCGGCGCTGCGTAGCGCGGTCACGCCGTTGCCATCCGTCCAATCGATCTGATGCGGATCGTGTCGTAAGAGGCTCTGAAGAAGGGATGTTTTATTTTGGGATTGTTGTGCGGCAAAGACGATGGGGGGAGTCCTGAATTTGCCGCATCGTTTGGCGTGATTGGCGCCATGCTCCAGAAAAATGTCGACCAGATCGTCACGTCCCTGACGGATCGCGAGGCCAAGTGGCGTATAGTCCGCAGAGGACTTATCAAGGGGGCATCCTTTCTCCAAGAGGAATCGCGCAATGTCCGCGGTGCATCTGTATTCCACGGCGATCCCGAGCGGTGATTCAAAGTCGGAATGAACGATCGATGGCTCCTCCTGGAAAAGCACGGTGAGTCTTGTCAGACGGGCATCCTCTGCCAGTGTCTGGGTAGAAATCAGAAAAATGAAGGAATCCATGGACCTGGAAACATGTGACAACATAGATTCATGAGTCCATTAGCTTATGAATCGATAATAAATACCCTATGCATGCTTTCTTTCTTTCAGTTTTCCAGACGGTGTTTGATCTCTGCATCGGATAGAACATGATCCACAAGGAATAGGGTGTTACGCATGCGATACTGATAGACATCGACACCTTCCTTATCTCGCCACACTGGATTCTTGACAAGAAAAGACGTGATGTTGTATGTATGTGCGCCATGGAACATGAGTCGCTCGCTCGACAGTTCGATCGTTACCAATTCATAATTCACATTGACGATGACGGACGACTTCATGAATTCGCAAAGAACACCGCTGAACCAGTAACGATCTTTCTTCACATCCACCGAATCTCCGATCTGAAGCGCTGCCAGCCAGTCCGTTGTGATGGAATAAAGAGGAGCAACGTGGAGAGAATCATTGGGATACCAGTGGTCCCACCGCGATTCCCAGCCATGGAAATGATACTGGATAAGATTTTCTCTGCAGGCCACCATCGACCCCTTCCACCATACACCGTGTGGATCCATGACATCCACCTCTCGACCCTGCCGGAAAGCGAGCCGTCGCGGCGATCTCCGTCGTCCTCGATAGGTAATCTCGACATCCAGATTGCAGAGGATGACCCGTGGTGCCACGTCGGGTGTCGCGTCGTTTCGAAAGGTGGTGGTATACTCCCAGGGGGAGTAGCATATACGACGACAATTTATCCATTCTCGATAAGACGGTGAATACATCCTCCCGCAGATCGATAGAGAATCGATGGAATTGAACCGACTCGATTCGAATTCAAAAGGGACGTATTCATAATGAAGTAGTGCCCAGCGAGCCTCCTCGAACCGTATTCCCAGCATCTTGATCGTCGCGCAAAGAGGTCCAAAGGCGCGCAGCTCCTTGAATTCCAGGAACATAAACACCTGCCGCAAAATATCATCGGGAAAATCCGATAATTTCATCACCGCCTGTAAAAAGATAAAAAGTCAGTATTCATGTTTTATCATAAAATGAATAAGCGTTAATTCATTTTTTTCATCGATTCATCAGATCCAGATATTCATTCTCAAGCCCCAAGAAACAAAGAAAAGGAAGCAGAGGCTCGTATTCTTTCTGATATTTCTTCATCTGATACTTGTCCCCTTTCAGAAGATGAAAGAAGGCCTCGATCAATACATTATAATCAATGCATTCCACATGTGCCTTTTCCAGGAAATCCTTGGTCATGTCGATGCATTCCACCACCTTGCCCGGAGCCACTTCATAACAAGGATGATGCGTATCTGATAAAAGTGTCGTGGTCAGGATGCTCTTGACAAGAGCAAATTTGAGAAAATAGACGCGTGGAAAATAAAACGCGAGATAATCCAATCGCAGCATCAACAGGTCCTTGTCCGGTTTGACATAGACGGGAATGTGTGCGGATTGGTAATAATTGTTCGAATAGGTTACCCATTGAAGCACCATTTTTATACTCTCTAAAATTATGATGTTAGATAGATACAATGGCGGCGGCGACAGCTTCCGCGACCTCTTTTTTGGTGCCGGGGATAAGATGCTGGGTGAACGCGATCTTGGTCATCTCGGTCTGGAGGATGTCGAGAATACCAGGATTATCAAAGATGAAATGTAGGCTCTTGGCATTCCTGTAAATCTCAAGAAGAAAGGGTAAGGAATCCACCCTGTTCATCAATTTTAGGACCGCATTCTTTTTCATTGCCACAGAAAAAAGACGATCTTGGACCGCCGTGAACAAACGGAACCATTGACGGATTCCTTGCGTTGTGACAGGGTTCACATTGTGAAGAACATTCACAATCTTTGTGGATCGGACCGCTACTGGAGGCGTGGGCAAGGAGCCGCTGACAAAATAATTCAGGTAATAATCCGCATGCTTCTCCCATTCACCATTGCGACATAGTCGAAAGATCGTATTAAAATAAGAATCGTAGAGCATCCGCACATAATCTTTGTCGACAGGGGGTTTCATGATCTCTGCGATCAGCATGGCATTCCATTTTCGTGGAATCTTGAGCGGTGGTGTCCATTTTATTAAATTCAATAAGAGAGAGATGTATCCATATTTGCATTCGAGGAACTTCTTCCATTGCTTGACATCGGTGGTGAGAAACTCCATCCGTTTCTCCACACTGACGTTAAGAAGTTTTCTAATCATCCTCGCCATCATCTTCACCTTGGCATCGATGTGATACATGGCTCCTTCGGTCCATTCCATAAATCGCTTGCTAGAGAGCACCTTCATCATAGCTTGGATATCGGCGATCGTCAGAGACGATTCGTATTCATCGACAAGCATGGTCAGCGATCGATAAATGGTTCTTAAGTCATACTGGGGATGACGGAAATCGACCACATCCTCTTCATTCTTTGTGTGAAAGGTCTCGGCGATGCCTTCGAGCACCTTCAAGAGTCCCGTCTGGTCCGCAAAACTCACACGCGATAGATCCAGGATGTATTCCAGGACACCTGGACTATGGTAATCGATACGGAAACAGCACCGCTCGATCTGGTTATCGAAACCGTTCGGGGCACACTCCGTCTCGAATTCATCAAAGAGCGTGGGATAGATGTGAATGTATCCCTCTTGATGTGGCAGAAAAGGATACTTGGCATAGATAGCCTCCAGGCACTTATCATGAGGAATCCTTGATTTTTTATAGGTTTGTTTTAATACCGTGCCGTGCGCAAGCCGTAGGGCGTTGGTGTATTCCAGTGCAGGCTCATATTCAAGAAAAGAAAGTGTGTGAATGGTCGGATCCATCGGCAATTTCTTGAGCGTCTCCACGGTCTTCTTGATCGTTTTTTTTGTCATATTGTATGTTTATTTAACAAAAAAAAAAATTTATTTTTTAAGATTAAAATTGTTGTAATTGTTGTTGTAATTTTTGTAGTTGTTTGGTAGTATCTATTTGATTTTTAAATCTTTGCCCAAAGATTAATTTATAGTCCTCCATTTTATCCATTGATCGATAAAATTTTTGAATGGTGTTTCTAACAATAACCTTGATTTTTATATTCATATTATTTGCGATTACTGTTCCTTCTCCAAATTTATGATTTATAATAGACTTGATTGCCTCCAAAAAAGAAAAAAATATTAAATCCGGAAATTCTGTTTCTAAAAAATAAGGACATAGTATATGTCGGACAAATTCTTGCACAAAAGCGAAAATATTCATTTTGCCATTTGATGTCTTTTTCATTGGCATTTGATGCTGAGAATTATCATCTTTTATTATTTCTTGATTTACTAAACAATATATCCAAAAAGATACTAATTGGTCATATACAACATCATAATATGTGTTTCGTTGTTCTCGTTGTTGTTGTCGTTGTTGTTGTTGTCGTTGTTGTTGTTCTCGTTGTTGTCGTTCTCGTTGTTGTTGTTGTCTTTTAATTCTCGATTGTTGTTCTGTTGTCAAAAACTTTTTAAAAATCCTTTTGAATTCTTCATATTTTAATTTTCGCTTTTCAGAAAGATATTCACGCAGTGTCATCATTCCTGCATGATAAGGCACGAATAACCAATTTTCTTTATTATTGAGCCATTTTATATATGCCAATGTCCATTCATAAAGTTCGTATCCGATTCTAATTTTTTGTCCCGATAATTTGGATAAATATTCAAATTGTTGAATGCTTAAAGGTGGTGTCTCGATTTCCATTTTAATATGTCAAAAAAAAAAAAAATTACTTTAATATTTTATCAAGTATTATAGATTATAGATATCCGGTGATATTCTGATGATTCGGATAGTATTTCAGAAAAGATTCTCATAGTATTTTGTTAATTTTATTTTTAGTTATTGTAATTATTGTAATTGTTGTAGTTGTTGGTATCTTGCTGGAAAAATTGTTGTAATTATTGTAATTGTTGTAATTATTGTAATTGTTGTAATTGTTGTAGTTGTTGGTATCTTGCTGTAAACAATGGGTTTTAAGATTATCGTATTTTGATTATATCTTCTTGGATTTTGAAAAGCAAAATACCAAAGGCAAAGATAAATACGAAGGTGGTTTGCACAATAAGGGGCAAGAGTTTATTCATTACTCCATACACAATCCACAAAATCAATCCTGAACAATAAATAACATACATTATTAGAGATAAGTCTTTAACAGACCTAGTTTTCCATACTTTTATAAATTGAATTAAAAAAGCGATCATAGTGCATGCTGCAGCAATATATCCTATAGAATTCGTAATAATCCTATTTTTATTCTTTTTATTTTTAGTTGTCATGTATCAATTTCCATTTTATATATGTCCTAAAAAAAAATTATCACTTCCACATTTTCTCAAGTATTATAGATATCCAGAGTCCGTGCCGATGGGTCGGTGGTGGTGGTCCATCTAGGCATCCAGTGGTAGGGGATGATGCTCTGATGGTTTGGAAAGTATTTCAGAAAAAGATTCTCATAGTAAATCTTTTCTGTTAGGTCGGGATCCATCATGTGGATGCGGTCCTGGAGGATCTGGAACCAGGAGCGGCGGAGCGGAGAGATGCCGTCAGAAAAGGCCTCTTTTTTACGCCAGAGCACGTCGAGGGGGAGGAGGTCGGGCATGTGCGTGTGGACCGCCTCGCGGATGAAATTCTTTTCCTGGCGCCTTGAGGTGGGCACGAGTCGTTCGCCATCAATCGTCCGACAGAACGACACGAATCGAGAATCCAGGTAGGGCATACGGGGCTCGAGGCCGTGGCAGCTCATGCACCGATCGGCGCGCAGCCCATCAAAGAGATGGATGTCGGACAGGAGGCGGTCGCGCTCCTGGATCGCCTCGGCGAAGGAGGGGGCCTTGTGGAAATACAGGTAGCCCATCATGCACTCGTCGGCACCATCGCCGTTTAGAACCACGCGGATGTCCGTCTGTTCGCGGATTTTTTTGCCAAGGAGCCATTGTGGGACGCTGGCGCGTATGGTGGTGATGTCATGTGTCTCGGTGTCCCGGATTACTTCCCGGACCGCCTCCCACGCCTCTTCCTCGGTGATGATGAATTCTGTGTGCTCCGATCCGATGTGCCGACTCACGAGCCGTGCATAATGGAGGTCCGTTGCCTCCTTCATGCCGATGCTAAAGGTGCGCAGAACTTGGTCGGATTTTCGCAATTCGCGTGCGGCCATCGCCGCCACCAGGCTGGAATCCAAGCCTCCGCTCAGCAAACATCCTAACGGCCGGTCGGCATGCAGTCGCGTCACCACCGCCTCGCGGAGCGTCGAGAGCATCATCTTCTGCTGGTCATGGACGGCCATGGGTATATTCATGCTCCCATCAGGAATCCCGTGCACCACCACCAATTTGGTGTTTTCGGAATAGAAGAGCCATGTCGCCGGGTCGTGCCGGATCACTGTTTCTAGAGAAGATAGACCCTTGACCAGGCTAGACATGCCTGTTAATCGTCCCTCGGAATCCACCGAATAGAAGAGCGGACGTACTCCCATCGGATCCGATGCCGCCCAGCACGATACCAGCTTCTTGGTAGATCGGTCCTGTTCGATGAAGATGACCGCGAATTCACCGTGAACGGCTTTTAAGAACAGATTCATGTCCTTATTTAGATGCAAAAAGAGAGGCAAAAGGATCTCGCAATCGGATGCGCCTCGTCGAGAATATCCTTGCTCACACAATTCCAGGTGATTGTAGATCTCGCCGTTGCACAAGAGGAAATAATTGCTCTTGTCGTCCGCCATTGTGAACGGCTGCATGCCCAGGATCGAGGTGTCGTGGATCGCCAGTCGATGGAATCCAAGGCGGAATCCATCCTCTACATAGAGGGCGCTCGCATCCGGCCCGCGGCTCTTCATGGACCAGAATGCTTCTTCGTTTCCGGATTGTAATGTCAACCAGATCCCACACATTATGAAAGATGCTTTTTTTTCAGAAGAGGGCTACTGTCTTAGATTTCATTTCATTGCTTCCAGAAAGAAAGAAAAGAGGGCTTGTCACGATTTTTGTGGAAAATAAGGACCACACTGTGTGTGCGAGTGGGGAGGCATGAATCCATCATCAGACTATGCAGTCGAGATAGATCGATATCTGTCCTCATGTCGACATCTCCAAAACGATCCTTATTCCGTGTAAAGATGGCCTTCATGGTAGGCAGAGGACTGCAAAGCAGGAAGGAAGGTCGGACGATGGAGCAGCTGTAGGAATGCAATCGGAGCGACAGATTCGAGGTGCGAACTCCTTCTCCAAATCGTCTCTGAAACCAATAAAAAGGATCCAGAAAAATAAATCGATTCTCCTGGATACGAATCCGGTCCATGAGATGGATATGGAAGGAGAGCATGGAAAGCAGTATTTTTCCGTCGTGGCGGATCTGGCATACAGCGATCTCGGTGCAATTCTTGCCTTGAAAATCATCGGATCGCCATTCTTCCATCTGTTCCCGGATCGCAGAGAGCACCACACGAGTGTTTGCCAGCGCGTGATTGATGCGCATCACGTCCATTTCACTTATACGGTCCATCCTATCTGTAATGGATTGCGTCCTTCCACAGGACAAGAGATGTTCTATCTCCTCGGCCTGCGAGACATAGGTCTCATAATCCCGGACCGCCTTCTCCTCCCATCTTCTTTCTCGATAAAGAGGAATATACTCGTATTCCAGCTGGTCTTTTGTGGTGGTATGACGATGGCTCTGGCGCTCGCTGAAATATTGCCGGAGGGTCTGTCGTTTCTTTCGACTCAAGATGGCCGGATATAGACCACACGTATTCTTTCTCCGCGTGAATTGCTGGTAATCCGTAGATTCGCAAGCATCCCGGGCAAGCGTCTGATTGCGCGTCTTCTTCTGGAGCGGCCAGCGCGATCGATCGAGTTTACGGAGCAATTCATCGTATTGTTCTTCTTCTTTTAACAGAGGCACCGATTGCATCTTTTTTAATTTATCCAAGAGATAAAAAAGATGACGATATTCTGTCATGACCAATTCAAGGCGGCAAGAGAAAATATATACCTCCAGTATCCAGAGTTATTCCGAGAAATCGGCAGGAACCGGCGTCGAGGCCATTTGTATTATGGATGGACCGAGCATCGCCTTCATCGGCCCTATCGACTGGAGATTCTTACGAAAAGAAGACTGACGCTCACTAAGATGAATCAAAAGGTGATGGAATGGGAGGATGATTGGATGGGACGATGGATCCTCACCTATGCGAATGCACTGGAGATCAAGACATTGATCCAGAACCTATCTTGTGATGAAGAAGAAGAAGAAGAAGAAGAAAAAGAGCAGATCTTTCTCTGCCCCATCACCCGAGAAATCATGTGCGACCCAGTCCTGCTCGCGGCCGATGGACATTCCTACGAGAGAGAGGCCATCTCCACCTGGCTTTCCCAGCATACTCGTTCCCCTATGACGGGTCTTGATATCTTGGAGGAGACAGATCGAATGTTCTACCCCAATATCACCCTCCGCCACGCCATCCTTCAATCCCTAGAGTAAATGTCTCACATAAATAATAATGGTCTAACATTTTGAAGAGTAATCTGTTTTTGTCCTAATCTATCCAAAACATTTTTGGCCTTTTCAATAAATTCACTGTTACAATCAACCTCATCATATATGTGTTCAAATATTTTGTATAATGCATATAGTCGTTGAACCGTTTGTTGCGTTATTGGTTTTTGTTGTCGTTGTTGTCGTTGCACTTGTTCAACTGTTGGTAGCGGCTGGTCGGACTTGAGTTTTTTTAAAATCTCTTGAATAATAAATAACGTATGATCCACTATAAAACGTTGTTGAGCACCAGGTCTATATCTTCGAATTAAATAGGTTGTATATCCTTTGTTAGAAGCCGCTCTTATATTGGCTTTCTCGTCATCCATAAATACAACACGTGCAGGGTCTATATCTTTATTCTTACGACGAATCTTTTCCAGGAAATCAACTTTTTTTCCACTCCAAATAGATCCATTCCTCACTTGAGATTCATTGACAGCTCCATAGATGTTAGAGAGAGGAATAGGAAATTCACCATTGAATGCTTCTTTAAGATAATCAATCACATTTTGTTTTACACCACGTGTTATTATATATAGAGGTCCAAACTGGGCAAGCTCTCGTAGAGATATCAAAAGTTGTTGTTTATGAGGATCCGTAATATATTTGCCATCAACTCTGACTATTCCTCCAGAATGAATATCTGTTAGCGTCAAATCAAAATCAAACACAAAGACATAGGAACTATCATCTCTTCCTTGACCACCAGCTCCACTTAGACGGCGACTAGAAGAAGTGCTCGTTAGCGCTGCTTGTTGAGGAAGATAACGTGTTACTGCTCCACCTCGTCTCTGTTGATAGCCACTTTGTTGTGAGCTACTAGAGGAATGACTTGCTTCCATTGCTGCTCCACCACCACCTCCACTCTGACGGCGTGTAGAAGAAGTGCTCGTTGGCACTGCTGCTCCTTCACCACTCTGACTGCTACTAATTCCTGCTAGATAGTGACGATTTCGTTTGTAACTAACAGTTCTCGAACTACTACTAGGAAAAGTGCTCGTTGGCACTGCTGTGCCTCCACCACTCTGACTGCTACTAGAGGAACTGTCTATTAATGGGACTCTACCACCACCACTACTCTGATGACGACTAGAAGAAGTGCTCGTTGGTGGCACTGCTGCTGCTCCACCTCGTCTCTGTTGATAGCCACTTTGTTGTGAGCTACTAGAGGAATGACTTGCTTCTATTGCTGCTCCACCACCACCTCCACTCTGACGGCGTGTAGAAGAAGTGCTCGTTGGCACTGCTGCTCCTTCACCACTCTGACTGCTACTAATTCCTGCTAGATAGTGACG